GTTGAGGCCCGAAGGCCAGACGTCGTAGTAATTCCTTTCGAAACTACCAACGAGAAGCAGAGCTAACTCACAAGAATGCCCACTCTTGTTTGTTTCGCATTCTTTCGAATGTGGACAAATCATAGAGGGGCTTCCACCCCCGCCTCATCACTGAGGCAGGCATACTTCTGATCCCCGACGACCACTTCAGGTCGGCGCGAGGCTCTTCAATGAACCATTGGAACAGATTGTATGTTGCTTTGGGATGACTTACTAGCTTAGAGGTGTCTACCAAGTTTAGTACCTGGTATTCCTTTCTATGCAGTTCGTCACTGTTGCGCATCTTTAAATGCGCAACACTTGCTCCTGAAAAGGAAACAAGTCCAAAGATATCGGAACGAACGTCAGTGTAAGGGATCTGTTTTAACAGGCCCTTGAAGGAGGAAGCTTGCCAAGCGGCAAGGTTCCACCAACCTTTACGATGGAGATTATTACTAGCCTCCAGCGCTGACACCATCTTTTCGTTCTTAGGTCGTCGAGCTAGAATCTTCACATATGAAGGTGTTACATCAACACCATCAAATGCGTCGGTTCCACAACTCTCCCGAAACTTTCCACGATAGAAAGTTTTGTCGGAGTTGACCTTAAATTGGAGAAATTCCAATAGGTGAACGATGATCTCGAAACATTCTACGGGGACAATCATATCGTCTCCGTAGATGCGAATCCTGGAACTCGCCATCATAATGTTATCACTAGTGGGAATCGATTCTTGTTGAATCAACACCGCAGCAATAGCAATCATGGCGTAGCCAATGCTCTGTACCGGAAAGGTAAGAGCGGACCCTTGAGAAAAAGCCTTTTTCAACACAATTGTGTCGAACTGGTCATCTATCTCATTTGTGACCTTAGTTGTTCTACAAGCGTTAAAGCGCTCAAGGAACGTCTTATTCGATCTGAACATTCTTTCGAGAGTGTGCAGACTGAAACGGTCACTAGCACTACTTAAGTCAATTGTGGCATATCTACCACTTTTTGAGGCTTCTAGGGCAAGATCACTATTGTGACCTTGATCTGCGAAGTCTATGCAATTATACAAGGGATTAAAGCTTTTACGCTTCTTTCCTTTTACCATGCCCGATGTGGGTTTGGTTCGTATAATGCTCTTAAGTTGTTTCCAAAACAACTGCTGTATCCATTGATGCTGATTAGGTTCAGAGGCTATTAACCTCGGACCTTTCATTGTCTTTGGGACAGCGATTAGTTTGGAAGGAGACTCGCAATCTCCGCTGGGTCTGGCGATCCCCTCTTCCATACTCAGGCTCAGATTAAAATCTGGGCATGCGTAATGGTCGAATGGGAATATACGGTCTAATTTTTCAGGCCATTCAAAAAATCGAAATTTAGAATCGATTTTTGTTTGGTTGGAAGTTCGACCGGTTCCATGTCCGGGTATGATCTTTCGATGATTTTTATGGCGGGACCTTTCGGTCTCGTCGTATAGATCCCCGAAGGATGAAGCAATTGTGTCGCAGGTTCTGTGAAGAACCCTGAGCATATCAAATTTTCTGGCTTCGTGCTTTGCGCACTGGTCAGGAGTTGATATACTCGACACATTAGAGTCTCTGGAT